TGTCGAGATTGGCTCAATGCTTGCAACTGAGCTTGCTGTTCTGCAAGCCGTTGCTCTAGTTGGTAACGATACGGGTCAAAGTTGGTGTTTGTCAAGTCCTGTGTGTCAATTCCGTAGTCATGCGCTAATTGCATGAACATTTGTTTGCGCTGCTCCATTGGCGCAGTACGCAACACCCGCTCCGTCTCAATCAACCTGGGAATGGCCTGTTCAGGCGAAACTTCTAACTGGTTCAGGTAGTCCATGTAAGGAGCCATCACACGCGAGTAGCGTTTGCCCTCATTAGCCATTCCCTTATATTGCTCGATGCCGCGATGGAACTGCTCCTCGCGCTCCTGGATCATGTTCTGGGTTTCAGGCGGCAGGGAATTTAAGGCTGTTTGAGCCTCTTTTCTCCATGAGTGCCACGGGTTACGCGCCGGAGCCTCTTGCGGCTGTTCTGGCGCATCCACAGCAGGATTGGAAGAATACCTGCCGTTCTCGTCCCTAGCCCTAGCTGGTTTTGGGGCTTCCTCTGATGTTTCTTCCTCTAGTTTGTCGAGTTCGCGGGATATAACATCGCGAATATCGTCCGACTGCTCAACTTCGGCCACTTCAACTTCGGTTTCTTCTACTTGGGTCTCCAAGTTATCAGACATTTCTTTCTCCTAGAGTGAGTCAATACGAGCTGCAATTTCCCTACGCAGGGATTCTTTATTGGCTTTTACTTCGCCAGAAGTGTCCCGAGCTTGGGGCGTTTCATTTCCTACTTCAATCAAGCCATGCGATTTCAAATGTGCGCGGTGATGACTNCTAGAGGTAATCATCTCACCAGTAGCCATTGAACGATAGGGCTGAATATCGGCCANCACCATTGGGGCTGTCAATACCCGGCACATCTTTGTCCCGCAGCACTCTGGCAGATCATCATAATTAACGACCGCCCGATATACCTCATCTTCATTGCCGCACAAATCACATTTGATTTGGTATAGGGGCATTGTTCACCTCGTGTATGGCGATCATTCCGTCCATGTTGATCTTGGCAGATTGCGTCTCTTTCTCCATTTGGGCCTTGATTTGAGCGATCTGCAAGTCAGTCTGCGCCCTTAGTTGCGCGATCTGCGTGTCTGTTTGGGCCTTTAGGTCTGCCTTGTATTTCTCCATCTGCATATCAGACTGCAATTTCTGCTGCGCGAGTTGCGTGTCATTCTGAATCTTTGCTTGGGCGAATTGCATCTCTCCTTGTGCCTTCTGCTCCTGCAATCGCATCTCCGCTTGCATCTTCTCGGCATCTGGGTTGGGTTGCTGCTGGCCCACGCCTTGCCCGACCTTTGCCGTCATCGCTTGCAGGGTCTGCTCAAACACGCCTTCCAATTCGCGACCCACCTTGAACCCGCGCACGCCAAAAAGAAGCATTTGCATGGCGAGCGGGGCGATTTCGGGTACTTGCATCCCTGCGGTGACGGCTTGTGTTAGGAATTGGCTCGTGGATGTAAGAAACTCAACTCGGGATTGCTTGTCGCTCTGTTCGTCTATTTGAACAAGAGTATCTGTTTGAATCTCGATCGCCCAATTACGCAACGGCTCATTCTTTAGCAATTGAATAGCCTGAACAGCAAATTGTGCGTCCGGGGTGACTTCAATACCAGAAATCTTGTAAATCATCTCTGGCTGGTATTTCTGACAGATAATCTCAGCCTTCATTCGCAGTAGATCACGAGCGAATCGGGCCACATCATCCTTCATATCGTTTAGCCGGATCGACGCGAACTGGCTTTTAATCTGCTGTGCGGTCGCCGTCTCCTGCGCCATAGACGCGCCACGGAGAATGTCAGAGATACCCGTTGTCTCGTAGATGATCTGCTTGCAAGACTCACGCGCAGCGTAAAGTTGATTCAATGCTTGCACGATCTCGCCCAACGGGATGAATTGCACGGCGTTGCCCAAACCGCCCTTCTCCACAAAGGCTGGCCAGTTGGTGATCGGAACCAGAACGGCATCGTTGCCTTCCTTCATCAGCCGCTCGATAGCGGGTTCATCAGCGGCATAAATACCCTGAACCTTCAGAGCTTTGGTCAAGTGCTGAATCCGGCCCGTTATAACATCTATCTCATCGGCCTGGTCTTGGTATAGCTTGAAATCTGCCACCGGAACCAAACTGTCCGTGGTGACGGTTGAGTAGATCGGCTTCGGGCAGGGAAAGAACTGCTCAAGTTCCAGCGGATCATCACGCTCATCGAGCATCTCGTCGCAATTCTCCGCGATCCAATGCACTTTCTTGGTCGGTTTGCACCAGATTTCCCACACCACAGCCTTTTTCAAGCTCTCGGTCGTGGTTTTGGTGCTGGCTGCGTCCTTGTCTGGCGAATGTGTAAGTGGAACTTCTGCGAACTTCTCACCGAACCGCGCCTCCCCTTCCTCTCGCGTCATATAGACACGCCGAGCCACCCAGGTTACTTCTTCCCAAGTGCGAGCAGGCAGGTGCGCGAAATCCTCCCAGAACACATAATCCACCGGCGTGCGCTCATTGGTGATCTGCTCTTGTGGGCCATACTCGCCGGTTTGCGTCTCCGTTGTGTCGTCCGTGAGTGTGGGCGGTTCCATCTGCTCAATAGTGGGTTCGTAGCGAATCCAGCCTATGCCACGGCCCACCAGTAGGCGATCATCAACGGCGTTCGATAGAGAGTTGTGGTAGTCTGGGTATTGACTCAATTCAAAGTCGATGACGCGCTCAAGGATTTCGCTGGCTACTCGTGCCGCATCGTTCTGGTCTTTGTTCCGGCGTGACACTTCAATCCTAGGTGCGCGGGAATAGATGGCGGGTTTGAGGGTCTTGATGTTCGACCAGAGGATGTTAAACCGCGCATCTAGGTTCTCTGAGTCCTTTCGGTCATCGCGGTATCGCTTGACGATCTTCTTGCCCGACGAGACAAACTTCGCGTAATCCTCTTTGTAGCGGTGAAGTTCATCGCGCCAATAAAAAGCATCATAAGCCATATCGACCCCTTTCAGTCAGTGACTCGAATCATATACGATTTGAGCGTTTCGGTGTATCACGCCACATTTCGTCCAAAGTCTGCTCGTGCCAGAATTGCGGTTGCGCTGGCTTTTCTGGTACGCGCTCCTCACGGTATGCAATAGCCATGTACCTTATACTATCTGCGCCGTGACTTGTCCAATCGTGCCTTGGTCTATCTCTAAACCGCTTCTTGTCATCATCCCATTCCCGCTGATATTGCCGCAAGGATTCAAGTAAATCATAGTCTGCGCTTTTCTTTGCGTCAAACCAGAATCGTGGGAATAGCATACGCACCGCCTGGATACCGTCTTGCAGGGACAGGTCGGGGACAATCCTAACATTATTTACCCCGAACGCGACCTGCGCCATCTCTTGTATTGACTTACCGCCAGCAGCAAGTGTCTTTGCTTTCGCGTCATGGGGTAAATAGTGTCTTGCGTACTGGTATCCCTTGCCCATGACAAGTGCGGTGTAGTCACTCATGGCGAGGCCGGAGCCGGAGAAATGGTCAATGATGTGGATTTCACTAGAAATTATCTGGAAGAACACGATTGAGGTGTCATCGGTATAACCCAAGTCCCACGCCGTATATACCTTGGCGTTGCGGTCATAGGGAACCTCGGTGATCCTGCCCTGCTCTGCCGTCTCCCGCATCTCCTTGCCAAAGAACGCCCCCAATAGGGCGGCATCGAACGAACACTCGAACTCTTGTAGATACTGATCCTCGCTCATCATCGACCGAGCGTCCACCAGTTCATCGTCCGGCAGCAACATGGTCTCGGACGCTCTTAGAGTCGTTGTATGCCATCTGTCTGAGGTGAGGGCGGCGTTATATATCTCCCAGAAGTTGTTTTTACCCTTCGGGGTTCCAATGAATACCGCCCAGCCCCTACGGTCAGCCAGTAATGGACGGATGATCTCACCCCACACCCTCGGCTTCATGTCGGCAAACTCATCCATGATGATCCCATCCAGGTACATCCCCCGGAGTGCTTCTGCGTTATCTGCGCCGAATAGTCTTATTCTTGCCCCGTTTATTAGCTGAACCCAAAGCTCGGAGTTGTTCGCCTTATCCCGCACCGTTACTGTGTATCTCAGCAGATACATCCAAGCCACGGCCTTTGCTTGCGTCAGGAACGGACAGATGTACGCATACTGTCCATCAGGCTTGCCGTCCGTTAATGCGCGTTTGATTAGATCATTCACGCAAGCCACAGTCTTGCCACAGCGTCTGTGTGCCACCGCGACGGCCCATCGTTCCGTCCTATTGTGGAACGGCATGAATACCATACGGGGCGCATACGGTATTACATGATTTACTACTTCGGTTCGTGCCATTCAAATGTGTGCGCGATGGCGATTGGATTGCTTGAGTCACCTGTGTATTCGACCGATGACAGGTCAGGCAAAGCCTTAGATAGTAACAATTTGATTGCATTGAGCCTATTTGGGCTGACATCCTCGTCGCTGAGGTCGCCCATTGCGAATTTTGTGACNCGNGTGATTAGCGCGGATGTCTGTATTTTTGCGCGGATTTCGTCCTGGTGTTGCTTCCGTATTCTAGCTGCCATTTTCTGCTCCTCAAGGTTGCTTGGGTTGCCGGTA